CTGCCGAGTTCAGAGAACCGCAATTTTTGAACAAAAAACGCGTTCAAAACCAACAACTTACGACGTAGGTCTATGATCCACCTACATTTTTGTTATTCTTAGCCTGATTTTGTTCAAACTTATTCAAAACGGGGTGAGGTATGGTCGCTGCAAAGAAAAAAGACGGTCGAGGAGGAGCACGACCTAACTCTGGGCCGAAAAAAGAGGCTTTATCGGTCAGGCAACTGAAGCAGATTCAGAAGGTCGCCGAGGATCTGGCAAAAGAGTTTGGCATGCCGGTTATCGAGGTCGTTGGTCGGATGGCATACGACATTGATGCTCCGCGCCGGGATCGGTTGGCGGCATCGAAGTTATTCTTGGATAAGAGCACCATCTCTGTCACAGAAGGTGGTGAGGCGGACAAGCTGAATGGGCCGGCAGTATATCTACCAGAGCAGTATGACAACGTGCTGAAGATGGTTGGGCGCGAGGAAGAGCCGAAAGAGGACGATGACGCGAAGAAATGAGTGCCGCTCTTGCATGGGTTCCTCACGTTGGGGCGCAGAACGAATTTCTGAAGCGAAACGAGTTCGAGGTTCTATTTGGCGGATCTGCGGGTCCGGGTAAAACTGACTGTCTGGTTGCGGCGTTAACCCGGCATATCGACAAACCGACTTACCATGGTCTTCTGATCAGGCGGACGTTCCCGCAGCTTCAGGAAATCATCGATCGGTGTTTTCGTCTTTACCCTAGTCTAGGGGGCAAATACAAAACCACTGACAAGCGTTGGACGTTCCCAAGTGGAGCTGTGATCGATCTTGGTCACATGCAGCATGAGAATGACAAATACAATTATCAGGGCAAGGAATATCACTGCATCGGCATAGATGAGTTGACGCAGTTCACGATCACGCAGTACACGTATTTATTCTCGCGACTGCGATCGACAGACCCGGACATACCGGTTCAGATTCTTGCGACAACGAATCCGGGCGGCATTGGTCACAACTGGGTGAAGGAAAGATTCCAGCCTGACGTTCGACCACTGAAGACGCATCACGATCCGTACTCCGGGTTGAGTCGGGTTTTTGTGCCGGCAACGATCGAGGACAACCCGACGTTGTTTGACAACGACCCGTTGTATCTGGCGCGGCTTGAGTCGCTACCGGAGATCGAGAGGAAGAGACTTCGGCACGGCATCTGGGATGCGTTCGAGGGTCAGGTATTCACCGAATTGTCGCAGATGATTCATGGGTGCGAACCGTTTGATATTCCACCGGAGTGGGAACGCTACTGTGTTCTTGACTGGGGTTATTCGAGTCCGTTCTCGGTTGGTTGGTACGCGGTAGATTACGACAACGTGCTGTACCGGTATCGAGAGTGGTACGGGTGCAAGCGGGAGGAACTGGGGGAAGAGGGCGAGAACAGTCTTCAGGGTTTGCGACTGCAAGCTTGGGAGGTCGCCGAGGGGATCTTGTTGCGGGAGCGCGCTGCCAACGAGAAGATCAGACGCAGAGTTGCTGATCCATCGATCTGGCATCCCAGACCTGAGTTCCGAAAGAAAGAAGCACAGGGCATGACGATCGAGGAAGATTTCACCCGTGCTGGTGTACACTTCACGAAGGCCGATAATGATCGGTTGCACGGCAAGCTTCAGGTCCACAAGCGACTGCAGCTGATGCCGGTTGTTGATGATGATACCGGCGAGATAACTAACGAAGAACCGCAGGTTCAGATCTTCAATACGTGCAAGGGGTTTTGGCGCACGATGCCGAACATGGTTGAGAGCAAGAAGAACCCGGACGATGTAGATACCGATCAGGAAGACCATGTTTACGATGATTTTCGTTACATGTGTATGGCACGACCGATCAGACCGAGGAAGGTAGAGCAGATGCCGCAGGGCAGTTTCAGGGCAGAACGCGAAAGACTTATCAGGGCAAAGAAATACGCAAAACGTCACGGGATGTCCGTTGATGCCGCGTACAGGAAAATTCGGTAATGGCGAAGAAAGACTTACAGAAACTATGGGAAGGCAGACTTCAGGAGGCGCATGAGGCGCACAAGAAGTGGAAAGACGCTTTCAAAGTTGACACTGGCATCCAATACTTTGAGGGGCAGAACAACCCCGGTGTTCCCGCGGGTGAGTGGATAAACATCAACAAGATTTATTCACACCTGCAAGCGCAGTTGCCGAAACTGTATTCGGTCGATCCGTATTTCTACGTCAAGGTGAAGAAGTCTTTCGAGGTCAGTGTCGAGAACATCATCGAGATGGAACGGCGCGGAACGGTTCGACAAGCAATGTTGAATTACCTCAAGGTCGAGCTGGAGTTGAAGATAAAAGCCCGGTTGTCAATTCAGGATGCACACTTTGCATTCGGTGTTATCAAAACCCGTCGAGCCTCTGATCTTGAAGAGCACCCACATGCCGGCGAGCCAATCCTTGATGAAGATGGTAAGGAACTGACCGATCAGGAAACCGGCGAGCCACTGATTTACCCGGATGAGATTCCGGTCAACGAACGCTACGAAATTGAACGTGTACACCCCGATGATTTTCGTTGGGATGCGGATGCCGGCCCACTGAAAAACGAGTGGAGTTGGTTGGGTTGTCATACGCAAATGACAAAACAAGAAGCACTGGATGACCCAAGGTTGAATAGTGCTGCCGTGGAAAAGGTCAAGGCAAAGAAAAAGGAATCCAACGATAAAGAACCCAAGCATGGGCTTTCCCGGTTCGTTGCAACGAAGGAAAACGATGAAGAGGACATTCTCGACATCTGGGAAATATACGACTTGAAAAAAGAAGAATGGTTAATGCTTGCTGAAAATGGCGTTGATCTTCTTATCAAACCCAGAAGTATGCCCCCCGGTATTGAAGAGCATTCGTTCTCAATTTTGCGTTTCACGTTGAGGGATCGGAGTCCATATCCGATCCCGCCGGTCTTTAATGCAATCGATCCACAACGCGAGATGTCGTTGTCGAGGTCATGATCATGACGCACAGAAAGCGATTCAATCGCAAGTACGAGGTTGTGGTCACGAAGCTGGAGGATGAGCACACTGAGCTTGAGAAACTAGAGGTCGGTGATGATGGCACCATCATTCGTGTCATGGCAAACGGTGCAATTACTCCCATCAAGGATGCGCCGCTGGATCAGGCAAACATGATGGAGATCCGCGAGCTTGGCAACGACATTGTCGAGGCTATGGGTACGCCTGACATTGCTCGTGGAATTGCCAGTGCAGATAGTGCTACTGAGGCAGGACTGTTGGATGCGCGTCTGGGTATTCGCGAAGGCGATCGCATGTCGATGGTGGTGGACTTCGTCAAAGATGTTGCGCGCAAGCTCGACATGCTGGTGCAGTTCCATATCAATGGTGACGAGGCTGTAAAGATCACCGGACCTCAGGGCGAGGAATGGGCAACGGTCAGGAAGCAGGACTACGAAGAGATCAAGGGTGAGTTTGAGTACACGGTAAATGTCGGTGCCACTCAGCCCAGATTGCCTGACATTGAGCGCGCGCAGTTGACGGCGTTCCTGTCTCAGGTGGTGATTCCGTTCCCGCAGATCCTGACTCAGCCGGCGATTGTGAAGCAGTTCGCGGAGCTATTTCATATCGAGGACGATGGTTTTGTTGAGGGTATGATTGCTCTGGGCAAGCAGATCCAGAGCGGTGAAGTACAGGCACCGGGGCAGCAGGGTGGTGGTCCCAGTGATAACCCAATCGCCCAGATCATGGGAATGGCAGGTGGTGCCGGTGGTGGCAACGCTAACGGTGGTGGTGCTCAATGATTTACACCTACCGCTGTCTTTCCTGCAAAGAGGTCACCGAGGCAACCCGGTCTGTTGCAGATCGCAATAACCTGCCAGAGTGCGAACATTGCGGTGGTGTTACGAAGAAAATTGTAGCACCATACGTGGTACATCCAGATTTTGAAGTATATTACGATGACAACTTAGAGACCCACATACAGAGCAAACAGCATCGCAAGAAAGTAATGAAGGAACGCGACGTTGTTGAGATGTATGGAAAGGGTTGGAGTAGTTGGTAAAGAATTTCGCGAAAGCGAGATAGTGCTGTAATAGGATGGCACTAAGTGGAGCAGTAAATGGAACCCAACGAAGCTAACGGACAAGCAGCACCAGCAGACCTCTCTGAGACAACTGCCGCTGCACCCGTGGGTAACGAAGGACAATCCATCAGCCCAGACCAGACAACCAGCAATGGACCTGATCTACAAGTGGCACAAGGTGAGTCGTTTTTTGATCCCAAATCAATCGAGCATGATCCAAACTTGGTTGCTGCGTACAAGCAGATGCAAGGCAAGTTCACAAAGAGCATGCAGAGCAT